TCGATGCCCGATGCTGTTAGCAAGATTGCCGGTGTCGTTGTTTGGCGGTGAGCCTGGAGGGCTTGACCAGTGATCGCCGTATTGCTTGTACTTGCCGGAACTTTTCAAAATACTAGACTTGGCTTCACCTTCAATACCAGCCGCCGCCTTGCCGACAACCTGTGAAAGTTGGCGTAGATTCTTCTGATAAGAATCAAGCCGTACTTTCTTCAGGCTGAAGCTCATCTTTATCACGGAGCGAGAACCTCTATCTCAAGCGGACCGAACCTGCGTACCGTGGTACTCACCGTGAAGGATACGGTAAGCCGGATGTTTGCCGCTGTCGGGTAAGCCGCAGGGTTCAAGACCGACAAGATACCCTGTGCGCTGTACTGCTTTGTGAGGGTCACCGAACCACTGCCAAAAGAGTACGATGCCCCGGTCTGGATGTTGGTGAAGGTAGCACCAAGCGTGCCGGTCGTGATGTCTACAGGACTGCCCAGTTCATCCACCAAGCGGACAACGTAGGAGTGCCAGTCTCCGACCCATGCGGAGACTTGCACGAGCTGCTGAGGGTCTTCAGTCAAATCATAAATCAATGCCATTAGATATCCCTTACATAGATGCGGAGTGGCCCGAATATCTGGGTATCAGATGCCCCGGTGGTGCGTGTAATCGTAGCGGTGTAAGTCCCTGGCGTGTTCGTCACCGTCGTGTCAATCGTGAATGTTGCCCGTCCATCAGCTGCATAAGTTGCCGTACAGGAGTAAGTGTCTACCAAGGTAGCACCTGAGTTGTAGACCTTAGCCGTGACCGTTGCACTCGTAATGTCAATCCCTGCGCCATTGTTGTCTACACACTGGATATCGATTCCGTGCTGTGCGCCCTTCTGGATGTCTAGCGGATCACTTGCTCCCAAGCCATCAGCCCGTACCTCAAAAGGCCCCATACGAACCAGAGCGGCAGAGGTTACCGGGGTAACCAGTTCAGCGTTGACATACTGCCCGAATGTACCGGCTGTCGTGTGGCTTGCCCTTGCTTCATCCCACACCGCTGCGGCTGTCTGCGCTGCCGTCAAGCCACCAGAGGACAGCGTGACCGTCAGCACCGCGCCGTTTGTACCGCTGGCACCACGCACCACGATCGTGACATCGTCAGCACCAGCAGCCAAAGCAGCATCAGGTAGGTCGAGTCTGTAGACTCCCGGCATGTTGGTTGCGTCTACCTCAGCAAAGCCACCAGATGTCCACGCCTGAGCGATTGTACGGGCTACTAGGGGAATAGATACAGATGCAGTGCGTGTGCGGTTATATCGGGCTGATAGGCCGCTTGTGGAGGCTGTGAGTCCTGTAGCACCTAGGTAGAGCTCGATGCTTTGTGATGTTGAGCCGGGAGCGATTGTGATGGTGGTTATTGTTTGACTACCGGGTAAATAAGCACTTACACCAGTCATTGAATAATTTGTAATGCCGCCAGCATCTGGTGATGCACCAGACCAAGCTGCACTGAAGAGGTCTACAGTTGGTGCGCCAGTTGACGTACCAAACGATGTATTTGGACTTGAAGCATAGGATGCAAATATAGGCGTAGGATTCAATCCATTTAAATATGTGTATCCAACGTCTACACCACCATTGCCTGTTGTTTGACTGGTTACGGATGTTGGAAAGTTAGTAAGGTTTGTGCTGTTTCCAGCAAAACGACAATAAGTTTGTTCGCAGGTGCTTGTACTTGTCCCTGAAAGAGCAGTCCCACAGTTCACAAATAATGAATTTCTAACGGTCAGATATGCGTTAGCACTACCAGACAATTGCAATATGCCTTGTTGACTTGCAGCGACAAATGTACAGTTAAACACTGATGCTGTTATGGCTGAAAAAATTGCTCTGCCACCTATAAATAGACAATCTTTAACTGTTGATGTATCAGCAAGTATTGAGTTTCCGCTCAAATTCACATTACCTGCGTTATTAGCACCAAACGTACATCGATCAATTAAGAAGTCACCAGCAGTACCAGAGGCACTAGTCAACCATAAAGTAGATTGAGTACTGAAACCTGTGCTGGAATAGTTTGTAAAAACGCATCTAATGAATTTCAAATATCGTGATGTTGTAAAGTAAACGGCTCCATTAGATCCGCCGTGGTTGCCATCAAAATGAATGTTTTGAAATGTGTAGTTATTTTTAGATGCACCAGTAATAAGAGGCACAGAACTAAATGTTACAGAAGTACCAGCCGCATTCCAACTGGTCAAGCGTACAAATCCGGGACTTACCCCAATAAACTGGGATGCTGTTGGATTACCAATAATATTGACTTCACTAGATGGCGATGTTGCAGTTACGGTAATACTTTCAACGTATGCACCCGGTGCGATATACACTGTGTCTCCACCGACCACAGGCGAACCTGTTGCAAATGCTTTGCCGAATGTAGCCCAAGCAAGTGCAGTGGTAGAACCTATCCCAGTATTTGTGTCGTTACCATCTGGTCTGACGTAATACGTTGCCATTATTCGGCATCTCCACTCATGATTTGATTTGCCATCACAACGGCAAACTGTTGCACAATACTAGCCTGAAATGTTTCGTCCTGTTGAACCCACCAGATGTTGACCGACGTACCATCAACACCAAACGTACCAAGTACATTCCCGTTGTCATCTTCGATGTCACCAAAGACAAGCCAGTCGGTGGATGGTGGAGCGACCTTTTCAATGCGAAAGTTTTGCAGGTTCATTTGCCCACCTTGAGTGCGTTCGCTTGCACACCGCTAAAAGGCATCGTGAGGAACGCCAGCACACTAGACACCGCAGCGGAGACACCAGCCGCTAATGCCTTGGAGCCGTACAACGCCAGCACTGCGCCGAGCTCGGCGAGGTCGTGTGCTTCGGATGTGCGTACCCCATCGCCGAATACGCTGGTAAAAGCAGCTACGAAAGCCACGATCACAACGACCACTAATCTTTTGATTGAAATGCTGTTCATCGGTTTATTACTGCCTCCAACGCGCTGACCTTGTTTTCGAGTTTACCGAGTCTCTGTTCGATGCGGCGCACTTCCTGCTGCTGCCCGTCTAAGGTGTTGATGATGTGAGCCACCTGAGTCTCCAGGCGCGTCAACCTGACTTGTAGTGCGACCCAAGCGGCACCGATTGACATAGTCGTAATAAAGGCTTGTATGCCAATCTGAACCCACATCTCTGCCGTCATGATGTTCGCTCCACCAGCCCTACGTGCTGTACTAAAAGTTCTGTCTGCCCAAAGTCTGTCCCGATGACATCGTAATACTTGGCATCATCGCCCACCCGGTAAACCCGGTCTTGCGGCATAACGTCAGCACTGACAGCGATAATCAAAGTCCACTGTGCCGATGACTGGATGCCACCGCCTACGATTGATTCTGTGTCGCTTTGGTTGGTTAGCCTGGCGTTGTACTCGGCAACCTTGCGCCACGTCTCAGTAGCACCGCCCCTGCCATCTTCGGTCAAGGTGAAGCGGTGAATCTCTACACGGTCTTGGCAAAGATTGCGTACCATGCCAGCGCTTATGGTTGCGCGGAGTATCGGACTCATGCGAACACCAACGGTCTGTATCGTTCAGCCATTGAAAGGCAGTGTGCTTTGAGTTGGCTAAGCTTCACATCGGACGTGCCTTCCTTAGCATCGATGTCACTAGCGCAACGGCTAGCCTTTATCATCCATGCTTGGCGGGTTGCGGTGCGAACATCGTACCGCTCCACATTGATCGGGCCTTGGTCTACCCACATCAAGGTAGGGTCTCCCGTGCCATCCTCCAGCGTGTAGCCCCTGACATGGTAAGCGGAGTAGACCGGGTAATCAGGTTGTGTCGTGCCTGATGTACCGGCCACCCGGCACTCATACACCCGCCCGTTGGGCGTTGTAGGGACTACACGGTCACCGACAGCATAGGTGGTGCTAGCCGTCCAAGTGGTGAACCGGGAGAAAGAATCAAGGATGCTCCCTATGTCGGTTGTGGACATCTGCGGATAGGACTGGGCATCCACAAAAAGGGAAACCTGCGCTATCGCTTCGGCTCGTGTCATCATACTTTCACTATCCCACATAAAGAAAAACCCCCGGCACGTCTGCCGAGGGCTTGAGATACAAACCGCTAGGCT